TTGGTGATGGCTTTGTTCATTTGGGTTTCGATCTTTCGCATTTGTGTGTTTCTTTGACTCTTTTAGTATTGCAGCAAATGAGGGGAAAGTCCAGGGGGTGTGTGCCAGTGTCTCAGGCGAACACTCGCTTGATGAGAAGCGGCTTGCCCTTGGTCATCTGAAAAATGTTCATCGTCGCACCGTGATCACTAGCACTCCAATCTAGAGCGATCTCTATCGCTTCCTGCATCGTGAGAGCGAAGGAACATCCCCATTCGTCAAGATTAGAACCGAAGGAAAGGGGTTGAACAGCGAAGGACATCATGGGAAGGAATTTGTTTGCCATATTCAGTGTAAGGGGTCGGAGAATCAGTGAAGGCAGCTGGTGGTCAGTGCCTCAGGTGGCAGGGTAAAAATATCCATCCTCACCCAGTACCAATTCACCCTTAGCAACGGCACGGTCGAAGGCTTCTACTGCCTCACACTCTGTGGACATATCCTCCTCTACCCACTGGCGGTGAAGGGAGAATGGATTGCGGTAGTTGGTCATTGAGGTTTTGTTTTTCATGCTTTTAGTATGGCAGCAAATGAGGGGAAAGTCCAGGGGGGTTGTGACACTTCCTGAACTGTCACACGATATCAGTAATCGCTACCCTCACCCTCACATTGTTGGATCCAATAACTATAGCATGGAAAGTTCAATGGATGATCACTCTGTCGCTTATACCAATTGTATGCCAAATTCAAACGATTTTCAGGCACTTGAAGATAAGCCATATTCGATTGGATGGGAGTGTAAACCATTTGAATTTGTGAGTGGAATCAGTATAGAATTAGTTAGGAGCATCTAAACCAACAAGAAGTTCAGGATAATTATTTTCAACTTCAGTAATCAGTTGTGCGTCAGTATATCCGAAAAAGTTTTCTTCTAAATAATCTCCTACAATACGCATCAACTCTTTAGTGGTCATGTCATCAAGAATACGATCAACATAGGATGAAACAAGTTGATCACGATTGAACTGAGTGTGTGTGTTCATGAAAAGAGGTTTGTTTGATTCGTTGACTCTGTGAGTATGGCACAAAAAAGGGGGGGAGCGCAACCCCCCCTGTGCCAGTTGGTAGAGTGTCACTTGACAAGTGTCACACGATAATCAATGAATTTAATACACCAACCGGTTGCAGATGTGATTTCTTCAATTAGATCATCTTCATCACAAGCTTCCCAGATCTGTCCTAAAGTTTCATTCACAATTTCTTTTTGAAGTTGAGAAGAAATTGTACCAAAAGCATCCTCAAAATCAAACTCAATGTTGGTAACTTGGAATTGCATGATCATTTAGTGAATGGGTGATTCTTAATCTGATACAGCATTATTCAGAGTGAATGATTGAATACCTTGGACAGCACGATTGCCGAGTTGAGCAACACCATTGAAACCAACGGTAGCTAACACAATTCCAGTAAGAACACCGAAAAGAAAGTTACTCATTGTTAAAACCTTTGATTAGAATAACGGGACTCATTCCACTCGTCACGTTCATAGCGACGGGCACCATAATCATCCGCAGTCATGTAGTCATCGTGCTCACAATCTTCATAGTAAGCATCAAACTTGGAGAACGATTCGCCGTTGTAGAATGAAACAGTTGCCATCACTGAACCTCAAAAATACGATGTACGGTGTCTTCCAGAACTACAACAATTTGGTTGCCTTTCGTGAGAAGATCATAACGCACAAGTTCAGGTCCAACTTGTGTCTTTCCAACGATTACAGATGTTAAAATGACTTCAAACATGATGACGAAAGTAATAATGAAGAAGGACAGATGCGAAGGTGAAGAAATTAGTAATCATAATCACCGTTCAGATACTCATTCAGATTGAACTCATCTTCCTTGAGTTCGGGAATATCAAGATCAAAGATTTCGCCAGGGGCATCTTGAATCTCAGACCAAAGTTCAATGTCGTTCATATTGAGTTGAATTGTGGAAAACTTAGTTACAGTCGGGCATGTGGGACTCAATCCAGTCCAAATCTGCTAAATGATCTGCTACATCTTCCTTGAGGTTGTTAAGATCAATCAATACATTCTTGATTGTGGATGATGTCCAACCGATTGCAAATGGAGCACTATCATCACACTTTGCATCATCACGATAGTTCACTGATTGGCACTTTACAAGTACATCTTGCAGTGATTCAACGATACAATCAAAACGATGTTGAATGTTCAAACGATGTTGGGTGTTCATTTGAGTTTCAGTTTGAGGTGGTAGTGTTCTCCCAAGGGGCAGCATAGCACTTGACATCAACTCGCATTTGTTTGTGTGTGTTTCTTTGACTCTTTTAGTATTGCACAAGATGGACCCCAATGGGGGATTTGGTGGACAGTGCGTCAACTGGCACACTGAAAGCGTCCGCTGTTGAAGTTAGCATTCGAAAAAACCTCACGATTGACCAACTTGAACATACCAAACTCATTAGAGAGCACATAACCTTCGGCATCAATTTTGTTGCCGTAGAGATACGCAGCAGGACCCTGATTGCGGCAGATGAAGAGACAATCTTCTTTGATGCTCTTCACTAATGCCCACAGACGCAGGAGGTTAGCATCACAATTGAAGTCGTCGGGGTTGACTTCTTCACCCGCACGAATACAGGCATTGATCTGTTGTTTGATCTTTGCCGCTTGTTTGTCACTCACGAACTCACAGGCAGTTGCCATCTGACGGGCAAAGTTGCAGACTTCTTTGACATCAGCGAACGACGTTTGACCGTGCAGAATGTATGCATTCGGTTGAACGAACTTCACCGTCTCAGTATCATTCCAGATGGCACGATCAGGCATTGCAACAGCATCACGCAGATCTTTCTCAGCATAGTAACACGTATGCGGTGCAATGATGATCTGTTGAGTAACTATCTCAGGAAACTTGTAAGTGATCGTATTGGGAGTATACTCAGTGTCACCACCAAAACCAATAAAGTCACCTTGATAGACAGTAACTGTGCGAGGAAGATAATCAAAGCAAGTGTGAAGAATACGCGCAACTTCACCTTGATAGAAAGCATCAATCTCTTCATGATTGTGAGCAATTCGAATCTTTTTCTTGTTGAAGACTGCCTTGGTTCCTACAAAGAACTCACCACAAGCAGGATCAATTCCCCACACAATCGCAGGAGCACCATCAATCTTGGTCGAAAGATAACCAGATTCAGTAAACCAATCGAGAACCGAAAGATCACCATTTAGAATAGAATCTTCGGGGTGTTCAAGGTGAATGTTTTTCATACTGTGTTGATTTGTGTTTGAGTCATCAATCATCTCCAAAATTGTTAGTGAGGAAGTCCTCAAGTTCCTCACCAGTAGAATAACGAAGGTCAGTCATTTTTTTCAAGCGGTTAACACTAGTTCAGCGACTCGATGTTTACCAGGACGCTCACTCAAACGATCATTCACTCGTTGAAATTGACTCACCAAATGTAGATAATAGGTGGCAAAATGAGCGTCGCCACTATCATACGCTTGGTTCTCTTTAATCTCCAAAGCATCAATGATGTCTAGAAGTTCGTTAGAAGTGAGAGAGATGAAAGTCATTTGTTGTTCAGAAATGAATGATGGGATGAATTTCGATTACCTGAGTATCATTGCATGAATTGGAGGGTCTTGCAACCCCCCTTGTGCCACTGCCTCAGGTGGCATACAGTTCGGGTTCCGGGGGCAGGGGGGGTCTAGTTATCAGCATTTCTTATGGCTATGCTGTCTCATCATTAGTCTCAATACTTACAAAGAATGACTCCACTTAATAAGTTGATTTGAAATAGAATTAAAAGATTTGATAGCAGTCTTTCTTGATTTGCCCTTACCTGAAATTTTAGTAATCTTCATATCCTCATGAATTGCAAATTGTGCAAACCTTGAGTTTTGAAAAATACCATTTATCCAAGTATCTTTCTCATCTAATGATACATCAACAAAGATAGAAGGAATACTTCCCAAACACATAGTATAAACAGAAAAGTATTTGATTGTAGGAA